AGGGCAAACAATCATAAGAATATCTAAAATGAAAAGAGAAGAAGGAAAGAAGACAAAGGAGAAGAAATTAAAAGATGAAAATAAAGGAAAACCAAAAGAAGAAGGAATAAAACTGAAAAGGAAACAAAAATTAACAACAAGTCAATCAAGTTTCAAAAATGAAAATCTGCTAAAATATTTTGGTGAAGAGACTGAAGAAGACAAAAAAGAACAAAAGGACAAACAAAAAGAAACAAATGAAGGAGAAGAAGAGCAAGATGAGGATGAAATAGAAAAGAAAATAGCTAAAGCAAAGATTTTAAGTGCAAAGGCTAAACCTTTTGTTCCTAAAAGAGTGTTACCAGACGAAGATGATGGATCACCAGACTCTTATATGGTAACAGAAACAAAAACAGGGAAAACCAATTTTGTGGAATCCATGATAAAACTAGTGGGAAACAAACTAAAGAAAAATTCAACTCTCCACAGAGAACCTACTACACCTCAATTGCTGTTAGATACAGATATGAGCTCAGATATTAATATTAAAGAAACAGGTATAGGAACATATGAGTTATCTTTTGAAATAGATGGCGTTCAAGAGACTATCAAAGATTTAAGAGGAGATGATTTACAAAAAATAAAACATAATTTGATATGCTATGTTTTAACAGGTAACTACGATTCAGATGTGTCAATCAATTCTATTTTTGATACAAAAGTGATTGGAGCAAATAAGACACCAGATATATGTATTCCTCATGCAGGATCTGCAATATGGGTAGAAGTAAGCACAACTGAAGGGTCAATAAGTAAATCCAAACATGATAAAACTAAATATATAAATATATTAGAGAGAGTTTGTGAAGAAACAACAAAAGATCAGAGTTATTCAGTGATAGTGGTTAGCTTGTTTGAAGTGGATTCTCCAATTACTTTGTCTGATATAATTAGAGCTAAGTTGAAAATAGCTTTCTTATTAGGAAGAAGGGCAAATAGGATTTGTGTGACTGCAGGTTATTTAAAGATAGATAGAGATGATGATGAAAACACAGCTAGAAAAATATTGCAAAAGGTGATGGATTTTGACCATAATAAGAGAATTGAAGAGGAAACAAAAGATAAGACACAAATAGATAGGAAAATTATAAGGCATTGGAAGAGAACATTAGAAGATCTGGAGAAGAACAAATTAGATTGGGACAAAGAAATAGTTTTAGAGTTAATGGAGAGGGCAAACAAAAGGATGAAAGAAAGAACAGATATCAATGAGAAAGAACTATTGAAGAAAAATTCTTTATCTTTTTATGCTAGGTGGTTAGACAATCCTTTACAACCAGGGATAGAAAGGAAAGATCTTAGAAGAAATTTGAAAGCAGTTGTACAATTACCATTTTTGGTGCCAATGGATGAAAACACTGGGGGAGACTACAAAATGCCAAACATCAAAGGCAACGAACCCTTGCTTAAGTTTTGGGAAGATGCAATTAAAAACAATTTAGACTATCTGGAAAGGAAGAGGATGACAGAAGAAGATTTGAAGAAAAAATCAAGGGAGAAACCAACAAAGATGGATGATCTTCAGTCAAAATTGTTTAAAGGAGAAAGAATACAGAAACTGCTAGATAATTTATCAGAAGATGAAAAGAAACTACGTAATGATAGAAATAAGGAATACAGAGTCAGATTCAAACCATCAGAACAATCAAAGCTATATATTCAAAGGAAAGGTATGTTGGGCAAATCTAATCCTGAAGCTGGTTCTGCAAAGAGGAAAGAAGATCAAAGCCCTTTTCACCCTGATGTATCAGTTGATGATATCAAAGATTTTATTAATGATGGTCACGAATATTGGTTAAAAACAAACACTTCAAAAGGATGGAATTTTATGGAGGAAGAAGCAACAAAGCAGCTATCTGAGGAAGCTGATAAGATATCAGGTTCAGTAGGGAAGTCAAAAGAGTGGCTTAAAACCATACTAGATACTAATATTGGGAAGGCATTGATGGTTTTGGATCTCATAGTACAAGAAATGAATGCCTCACTTAGTAATTTAAGTACTTCTCACAATGACTTCATTCTTAAAAACATAGCATCAGGTTTATGGATTCTTGCAAAGAGTGCAGGGCAAACTAAGAAAATATATTTTAGTGTAATGTTCAGTAGGAAAATATTTGTTCCAGCTGGTTTACCTTTCAAAGAAACCATGCACAATTATGGTGATTGGGAGATATATGATATTCTTTCGTTAGACAGACATAAATGTAGTCACTTGTTCAATTGTGAATCTATATTAACTTTTTTATTTTTCTGGGGTCAACAATTTAACTGGAAGCCTTCTTTCCCTCTAGATGCTAAGTTACTAAAAGGTAGATCATGGTCTCATTTCGCTTTTACTTTATTAATGTGGTTAGAAGATAAAGCTCAAACCTCTAGTACTTTACTATTAAACAGGTACATGTATTTTGAAATGATTCTTTGCAACATAATGCAGCGAGACCCTCTAAAGATATTAGAAAAAGTGCAGCATTATCCGAGATCAAGGTTTATGGTGTGGAGTTTAAGGCAAATGATAGCAGCTGCTTATTACATGATTAGGGATGGTGTTTTGCCTAAAAACTCAGATTCTGCCTCAGGTGAAGCATTAGAGGTTAATGAAATTAATGTTGATCATTCTTTAGTTAAAACCAGTGATAATTTCAAAGGACTTTATTCTATTGTTGATCTCCTACCTGTTGATAAATTTTCAATTTGCCTGTTGATATCATATGTAGGTGCTTGTCACAATAAAGAAGAAGGGGAAGAAAAATCAGGTTTCTTCAAGATTTTTGATAAAGTAGTTAAGGAAGAATTGAAGCTTAAGTTTGCTGATAGCAAATTTATGGGTTATAGTAGTGATGTTAAGCATGATTACAAGTCTCATGAATTTAATCTAAAATGGGTCCTCAGGTGCGGAATGAACGTCAAAGAAACAATAAAGAAACAAATAGGTGTCAAAGATGACAAATCTCTATTTGACTGGCAATTTGACAGGCTGGCTAAAGAAATGTCTTTCTCAACTGTTGAAACCCTAGCAACTTATAAGGCTAGTGCAGTTTTCAATTACATTAGGAAGGTAGGTGAAAAGGCAGAAGTAACAGAAGATATGTTGAAGCAAATAACATTAGATATGGAACAAAGCAAAGTGGATAACAACACCAGGGTTTTCAATAGGAGAGCTAAAGTGTTAGAGAACTTGGCTGCTTTAATGGCTAATAAAGTGATAGATTATAATCCTATGCTTCAGATTTTAGACCTTGTGGAAGACTTAGAAGATCAAGGGGGAGTATATGTCAACTTATTTAAGAAATTACAACTTCAAGGCGTGAGAGAAATTTTTGTTTTGGACATTTATTCAAGGTTGTGTATGTTTTTTGTAGAGCTATGGTCCAAAATAATTGGTAGGGAATTGCCACAGGAAATGGTGACAAAAGGTGATGTTAAATTCAATAAATTAAGGGCTCACTTCTCTGAAATAAGTATGATAAAATCAAAGGAAATTATAAATTGTTTTGACTCTGATGATGCTAGCACATGGTGTCAGAGGTTTATCATGCCTAATTTTGGAGCTTTTATCATGCCTTTTGCAGAAGAAAACCTAAGGAACTTCATGATAAGAATTATGAACTGTGTTGCTAAGAAGAAAATAGAACTGTCTTCAGATATGGCCAGGAAGATGTCAGAAGCCAAGAGAGATAAAACTTTGGTCTCTCTAAGTGAGCCTAGTATAAATGAATTATCAGAGCAATTTAATGGAAAAGTAGGAGAATTACTCCTTTGTCCAAGAGGAATGCTTCTAGTAAACAAAACTAGCTTCATGCAGGGCATATTACAGAGATTGTCTAGTAACTTGCATGCAGGTCACTTGGGCTACTTGTCAGAGTTATATCAGATAATGTTCAAAGCCAGATACAAAGGATCAGGGAAGTTACTAAAGGTAACAAATCTTTGTTCTTCTGATGATAGTTCTGTTTTTAAAACAATACTATACCCTAAGAAAAGTGATACAAATGAAAGGATGGAAGATAGTGTATATTTGACTTTGATGTCTATGGTTAAGGAGTGCTCTTACCCTTACATGGGAGCTTTGCAGAGTTATAGCAAATCTAGCCCTGCTTGTTTGTCAAATGTCATGGAGTTTAATTCAACTTGGTTTATAGGCAACACTATAGCAGCCATAACATTAAAATTCATAATTGCTGCAACAAGACTGAAACCCACTACATCACTAGTAGGAAGGCAAGAAACTTTATCCAATTTGCTGAAACAAGTCATAGAGAATGGGGGAAGTTTTTTTGTTTCTTCTGTTTTACAAGAGATGCAGATGAGAGCTCATTATAGTTGTTTAGGAGCCAGATTGTCTAAATTGTTTCCTTCTTTTGCAAAGAATTTAATGGTGATTAAACACCCAGCTGTTGGTTTCTTTATTAAGCAACCTGAGTTCTTGTGTGGATTAATGGGCTATGACTTTTCTCATTTCATATTAATAAATAAATCTGTAGAAGCTACTTTAATTGAGAGACATTTGCTTGGTTCTTCTGATCCTGACTTATCAGAGACAGGAAAACCAACAGTGAGTTATTTCTTAGCATTAGGAGGATTTGCTAATTATAACTCATTCTTAAGGAGGTTGAACAAATTAGGGATAACAGATGACACAGGAGAATGGAGAACAATTGGCAATGAAAAACCAGAAATAAATTTAAGAAAACCCAAAAGTTTAGCAGAAGCCAGCTTTAAACTTGCTCATAAAGCACTAACACCAAGCAGTGCTGAGAGTTTTTCATTTCAAACTGCATCAAAGCCTTATGCTGCAGCTGTGTACATATTACATGCTAAAGCAACAACTATGAAATCATCAGGCGCTAAAAGCATAAGTAGAACTGAAAAGAAAAGTTTAATGGAGATAACAGATGAGCTAATAAATGTTTTATTAGATGAAGACAAAAGGCAAGAAGCCATGAATAAAGAGACATTAATAGATCTGCTATTCCCAACTAGCCTGTTTTACTCTAGGATTTTGAATATAGTGGAGACATACTCCAAAAGTTTCTTTACAATAAATTGCCCTGAGTGGTCCCTTAAAATAGGGAAAATAGAATTGCCCAAAACCATGTCTGCAGCCAGTATTTCTTTAACAGACTGTTGTAGGCTAGTGTGGTTTAAGGAAGCTATTCACTCTTATAACTCAACCATGGCAGCTTGGGGAATATACAAAGAAATATACACCTGGTTGTCAGAGGACATAGATGAAAGCAAAGAAAACAGCCAGTTCCAAGATAAGGTGGCAATGATGGATTACATCAGAATGCAAAGCTATTCCACTAGAACAATAAAGTTTCATGCACCTTTCTACACTAAGTTGAACACTTTGGCAAAAATTAGTTCACTTATAGAAAGTAATTACAGTCCCAGATTAAAGATTAGCACTAAAGAAGAATTTCAACCTGAGAACATGAGTTTAATAAAACTGGCTAATGATGTCACATCTGTTTTACTTGGCCCTAAAGGGACAAAGGGCTTGAAGGTGAACATGATAGAAAAGATATTTAATGAGTTTGAAGATCCACTGAAGAATATCTCAACAGCAGATCAGGTTTCTTATTTACAAAGACAAAATGAAAGATTGGCAAACTTAGTGCTGATGCAACATTTCTTTAAAGGAGATAGCACATCAAGCATACGTCAACTTTTGCAGTCTTATAAAAGAGAAATAATGAGTTATTTTATATTAGAACAGACAGCAGAAATAACTAAAGAAGGGTTACTTTGGAAGGGTAAAGGTGTTATTGAAATATTAAGTGAATCTAACATTATGTTGCTGGTTATTCTTAATGATTCAGCCGAAAATTTAAGATGCAAAAGAATGCCTATAGAAGCAGAGATGAAAGCTGTTTACAAAGTAATAAAGAAACTTAAACTGAAGTTTACCAACAGTTTATATGTTGACCCAAAAAATGCTAGCTATGTTGATTTTAAGAGAATGAGAGTGTCTTATTTTAAGAAATTAGATGAGGAAAAATTATGTATAATCAAAGAAGACACCTTGGAGTCTTATATAACAGAGGCAGGAGGATTTGCTTTAGAGTTAAAGGAAGATTATAACAATGAATCACTTGTTCTTAGACAAAAATTTAGGAAAGTCAAGTTGATAACTTATTACCCGGATGCTACATTTTTAGTAAAAGGTTCATGGAGAGTCAAAAATCAAGATATAAAAATTATAGACACTGTAGATAACAACCTAGAGGTGCCCTTTTACCATTGGATGAATAACAGCAGTATTAAGCATGAAGAACTAGATAAAACTATAAGCAAATTGAAACATATGATAGATATGTTAGAAATTAATAAAGATGTGAAAGAAGAGAAAGACTTGATATTAGAGTCAGGATTTGATGGTAAATTTAGGCTAATTGATTTTAAAGAAGACCAAAAGAAAATAGCAATGGAGCAAAAACTAAGGGTTGAAGGAGTGTTATCAGAAGACAGCAAATCTTTTATAGATATTAACCAAAATTGGAGAATGAAACAAGGAAAACCAGTTATGTGTTATTGCCCTTTTAAAACAAACAACACACATCGTATAAGGACCTATCCTTTTAAACCAATTAGAGTTTATTTAAATGAATTCAAAATGTTGAAAGACTTCCTCAAATCTTCATTTAATGAAGTATCCTATGGAACTCAAACAAGAGAAAAATTACTTTCGCTTGAAAAGGTTTTCTTTGATGAAGAAGGTAAAGAAATAGAAATTTCAGAAGACATGAAAGGAGATAGATTATCATCATTCACAGGTAACATTAGTTTTTTTAATGATCCTAACTTACTCTCAGAATTTGATCTTGATGATTTGAATGAATTTGCAAAAATTTCTCAGATTGATTCTGATGAAGATGATGATAAAGAGAACAAAGATAAAGAGACTGAAGAGCAAATGGATGAGGTTAAAAGTGGCAGTCCATCTAGTGATAAAGCTGGTTTTAAGAGCATTGGGTTTACAGTTGAGTTTTCTAAAGAAGATATACTAGATTATGACTACAAACTAAATAACGAAAAAGATTATGTTAGGAACTCCAGAAACATATCTTTCCTCAGTTTGAAAGTGTTAAGATCTATGACTTATATAACCCCTCTTTACAGTCCTACTTTAAACAATACTATCTTTTGGTCAAAAGTTCTTGAACATTTGGGTGCTTCTTTAGGCACTATTTATTCACCTTCTTCTTTTGCTAAAAATTTGTTTGAAGCAAGATTGAAATGGCTATTAGACATAAAAGAACCTGAATTATCATCCTCAGAAAATGTGTCTGATGAATCTTTAATAAA